AGAGGAAACTGTGAAGGAGAATGTGATAATAAATGTTTAGCACAATAGTGGAAGAATAACACATTTAAGTTAAAAAAAAAAAAAATAAAAAAAAACATAAATGAAGTGTTACAAGTGGGACAAGTGTTACAAAACAGGGTTTTACCTATATATAGTTAAGAACTAATTTGTCCCACTTCTACCTTATTTGTCCCACTTGTAACACTTCTAAGCACTATTAGAGCGTTTTTGAAAAACCGTAAATTTTGTTTTTGCCTTATTTGTCCCACTTCTATATATAGAAACGCATGGTAACACGCACTGCAAACACCATCTCAAGGGATGTAGAGGAACTACACGGTCGTAAACTAACGAACCGTCAAAAGGAGTTCGCAAGGTACTTTGTTGAGGGGATCTACTCCAATGCGGAATGTGCTCGAAAGTCTGGATATAGCCCAAAAGTTGCTAAGACTTCTGCAAGCACTCTGTTAAATGGTAAAGATTATCCTCATGTTGTAGATTATATTACTGAACTCCGACAGGAAAGAGAAAGGCGTTATGGCGTCACTGTCACTGGCCAACTCAAGCGTCTTCATGAACTATCCGTTGGAGCGGAAGATGCAGGACAGTTCTCGTCTGCAATTAATGCGGAAAAGATACGATCTGCTCTTGGCGGTCTAACTGTAGATAGAAGAGAAAGTATTCATTCTTTGGATGATCTTACTCGTGAAGATATAACAGCAAGACTAGCCCAACTCCAAAAACAATATCCTCAAGCATTTATCGAGGGAGAATATTCTGAGGTAAAAGATGTCAACACCAGAGGCGAACTTTTGGAAGACGATCAAAAAAAATCTACCGCCTAAATCCTTTGCTACTCGTATAGAAAACCGTCATGGGGGCGGAATACCTGATGTGCATATTATATGGGATAATCTACCTTTTTGGTTAGAACTAAAAGTGACCAAAGCGAACGCCGTAAATCTCTCACCTCACCAGATCGCGTGGAATACTGCATATTCTCACAGGGGAGGGTTAAGTTTCATCTTAGTAAAGAGGGTCGGGGAGCGAGGTCTATTTTTATTTGAGGGTGGTCGGTCGTCCGAGGTTAAAGAACAAGGATTAAAGCTAAAACCGTTGTTTTCGGGTTCGGGCTTCGGGGATCTCTGGTCCTTGATTCGGGCACAGGCACCTCTGGTGCAATAACCATAACTATAACTATAACTATAACTATTCGGGTTTCGGGCTTTTCGGGTTCGGGATAATTCGGGCTTTCGGGCTTCGGGTCTTGGAGCGTTAACCAGAACCATAACTAGAAAGGATATGAAAGCATTATGGCCCTGGTGTTAACGCTGCTAGGCTTTGTAGACCTGGGCTTAGTATACCCTGGCGCGAACGCCAGAGCAAGTTTTTTATGATATCTCGTTAAAAACATTTGTTAAGAATTCATCATCATTCTTAAACGAAAATCTATATTCTGAATTATAACGGTGCGTTTCTTTGACCTTGTCACGGTAGTAAATTACTACCGTGTCCAAAGTTCCATCATCGCCAATCCAAATATCAGGACTACATGAAGCGTAAAAACTCATGAGCAAACCCACAGATCTTCTAGAGCTTCATCAAGACCTATTTCATCGTTATAGTAAGAAGCGAACGCGCTTTCATCCCACCAATAACCCTCGATAGTTTTGGTTTGCGTATTAATCCAAATGTTAGGACCACCAAAGGCCACTAGAACTCTTGCACCAATATATTGTTTTTCACTAGTAACGATATATTGAATGTCTAGCACATCTTCAAGGTAGTCAAACCCGTGTACGGGTTCGCCTTCTTCATTTGTTAGGCCATTATCTAAATCATGTGCAATACTATCAACATGATTTTGAAGGTTTGATTTAGTTTTCACACTCATATCAAAAATCCCATTGTATATAGTCGCGTACACCGTCGAGATTGTCGATTGCGTAGTTGAATTCAATATTGGGGTTTTCCATAGCTATTGACGGTTCTATTAGATATTCACCGCATATCGCTAGGAATTCCCAACGCTTTTCTATTTCGCGCGTTGTTGCGCTTTTGTGATCTATTTCTAATGTATCCATTTTTTTATCCTTTCTAGGAATGAAAAGGGACGGCTTGCACCGTCCCTAAGTTTTATTTTTCGTTAGCAATTTTTAACTCAGGCTCGTAAATCCTGCCGTGGTCGTTATTATTAAACGCTTGCACGATATCGCTAATCATTCGTTGATATCTGGAACGTCTAAATCCTTCCTCGCTGTGCTCATATGCTATTGCAAGCGCGTCAACTAATAAACCCGCGTCAGAATTTGTTAACTCAACTTCGACAATAACTTCGTTTGTATATTTGTATTTCATGATAAATCCTTTCTATATGTTAATCATGTAAGTACAGTCTGCATTATATCCTTGTAGAATGCAACAATAAAATGCATTTAATAATAATTAATTCGGGCGGGTATTTTAGCGGTTCGGGTTCGGGTTTCGGGCTTTCGGGCTTCTATTTTAACCAGAACTTGACGCGCTCTTTATAGTTATAACTATAACTATAATATATATTAATATGATCTAAAACCTGGGTAGACACTACAAGCTTGTTGATACTTGTAGTGTCCTGGAAGTTATTGCAAGTTCTCTATCCAAGAATCTTCAATTGACTTAGAAGGACTGTTCTTTTCCTCGATCTTAAGTGGACCTATTATCAAGGACGCTTCATCCTTGGTTAATGGCAAAGAGAATTCTTTACCTAGTTCTGTGGACAACTTGTTTATTGTCCACAATTGCTTTGATGTTGCTAGTTCTGACATTTTCTATCCTTTCTGAATAGTGGTTAATATCAAGTTGGACACTTGCAGCAAGTGTCCAATCAGCTATTAACTTAATCATCGTATTTATCTGCATACTTTAAAGAGTTAGACGGCTCACCATGTTTTTGAATTAACCAGTTATGATTTGTTAAAGCTTCCCAAAACTTAGGCTCGTCGTCGCCTAAGTCGTTTGTTATTGTATTTAATTCTCTAATCATTTCGTTCACCTCATCTTTTCTGCCCTTCCATCCTAGATGATCCAATGCGTCATCATAGTCATGCAAAATATTAATTGCACGGTTCACCGTTTTGTAGATGTTTATTTTATCTGATATCTTCATTTTCTATCCTTTCAAAATAGTGGTTAATATCAAGGTGAGCACTCTTGCGAATGCTCACTCAGCTATTAACTCTGATCAGTAGGCCAAACATCTTTTGTGTAAGTTGGTCTCCAAAAGCCTTCAATCCAAGTTTTCTTAATTATTTCTCTTGGATATGTCTCTCTATGTTCTTTGATCATTTTATTAGCTTCACTTGTTGTGACGCTGATTATCTTCTTTAAGGTTTTGTAGTTCACCTCAGAATATTCAAAGAACCCAGAAAGAAGATTGATCATTGCGTCTTCTTTGTTCTGGTGGTCTGATTGCGGTTCGATCTGATTAAGTAAAGCGGCGAAGCCTTGCTGTATGTTCTGTTCTAATTTGTTCATTTTTCTATCCTTTCAAAATAGATGGGAGGGCTTGCACCCTCCCGTTAATTATTTGTTTCCATAAGGTATATGAACTTGGCACTCTTTAAATACTGCTGTTTGCAGAACCCATTTTGCATGACGTCGCAAAGTATCTGCACTATTTCTTTCTTTACCTCTATAAGTCTGATACCCAGATAATAATTCTTTTGCGAAATCCTTTGCACCAATAGTTTGACAACCTTCATTATCAGATTTCACTACATGCTCTGAAATCGTGCCATTATCAAAAGCATAAAGACTTACCATATAATTAGTGCCATTAATTATTATGCTGGCAATTGCATGGTTTGAAAAACTATTAACGATAAGATCTGCAAATCGTTGAGTCCGTGTGTTTATGTTTATTGGCGTAAGTCGTAGATGCCTAATCGTTGTTGCGTTCATGGGATTATCCTTTCTAATGATTTCCATACTTACAGTATGCACTTCAGCTGCTTGCAATGTCAACAAGTATCTGCAAGTAAATGCAAACTAAATGCAATTAATCTCTGTCAACTGTTACGTTACGTCACGTTCACCTTATGTTCCAAAACCCTATGTCAAGTGTGACGTTACGTCACTTATTATTGTGACGCTACGTAACGTTCACCTTATGTTCCACAGCCCCACTAGCTCTCAGATCCTTGCAGACGTCCGCACGCTGGGGGTAACTTGGGGCAAGTGGGTCGGGTCACGGCCAGGGTCAGGCCCCCCACACCCCCTTAAAATCGGGCCGCCGCTTCAGTCCCGCCCTCCCACCCTAGATGAATAGTTTCATTCAGATATATTTTCATTTGAAGACCCCCTACCCCTTTGACCCCCCCCCCTGTTCCCAGGATCGAGGTCCAAGAGTCCCTACCCCCAAAAATTATTGCAAATATATTTTCATTTGGGTATATGTTGTTTTAGGAGGATGGGAGTGCACGAGCCAAGAGATATTTATAGAGATGCTGTTAAGCTATGGTCCACTATTCCTCCTTACAGTGGTTATAAGAGCCAGACGATTTCTTGGCGTTTAATCCCTGCCATAGAAAACAATAGAATTAAAACGTACTACGAAGAGGGCGGGGACAAGTGTATAGGTCTTGTTACTTGGGCGTGGTTAACGGAGAAAGAATTTAAGACTCAAGTATATGATGGCCCTGAAGTTTTTAAGCGTGACGGTGGTGATCAGGTTCATGTTGTGGATTTTATTGCCCCTTATGGTAATGTCTTGCGTATTTTTAGGGATATTAAGAAGCATCTTTCTGATATGTACCCGGATCATGCTTATTGCACCTTTCGGCGTGGCTCTCGTGAAAAGTACCATTACAGGAAGTAGGGAGCACCCACTATATACAAGACTAAATTTCTGGGTTATATAGAAACTAGTGTGTTAAAAGCTATAGGAGATTATGATGGTAGGCATCAATCTATTTGGGTTTCATAAATTTGAACTTTTTCGCGGTGAGGGCGAAGGCGGTGGCGGCGGTGGCGGCGGCGGTCCTGGTGGAGATGATGGCACTGGAGCTACAGATGTAGACAATCAGGGCGGTTTAAGTGCACAGGCATCGACGGACGCAAACTCAGTTTCTGTTGGTGATTTCAGTAATGAGGAGGTAGGCGCGGGTGCAGTCTCAGCAAACACCCAGAATTTTGGTATTTCTCCTGCACAAGCAAACGCACAATTTGGCACAACAAGCGGTGGCGGTGGTGGCGTCTTGGGTGGTACTTCTCAAGCGGTGGCGGATGCTGAAATGGGCGGCGGTTTAAACGCAAACGCTGCAGGCTTTAACGCAGCACAGGCGCAAGCAGAAGCTGATGCTAACGCAAACGCTGAAGCTGCTGCGCAAGCAGAAGTTGAATCTCTTGGTTTTGGCATCGAGGATTTTGGTAGCGTAACTCCTGACGTCCAAGATGATGGCTTTAATCAAACAAGTTTCGATGCGATGATGGGCGTTGAAGATGATAACAGCGTAACTCCTGGTTTCGATTCTTTATCCGCGGCTCAAGATCCTAGCCAAGTTGCAGCTACAGACATTAACTTTAATCCAGCTGCGTTTCAAGAAATGACGGGTTTAGACATAACGGGTTTAGGTACTACGGGCCTTTCTGACGAAGATGTAGATGTGCAGGCTATGGGAATAGCCAAAAATAAGGATCCGAATACTTCAGGTGTAACAGCAGATACTCTTTACGGCACAAGTAAACTTACAGGAGAGCAAGTAACGGCGATGTCTCCAGCAAAAGCGAGAGCGATGACGGGTGGTGCTGGTTCAGGTAAGGATGCAAAAGGCCAGCTGGCTGGCATGAACTTTACTCAAAATAAAAACTCTCTTGAAGCAGGTAAGCAAGCTGCGGCAATAGATGTCCTTGGCGCACAGATTGGTGCTGGAAATCTCACAGGCAATGAAACCATTGATGAGATTAACATAGAGTTAGCTAAAAAAGGTGTTCAAATAGACTCAGGCATTCCTGGTATATTAGGCAAGAAACTTGATGACTATAATAAAAACTATCAATTAACCCAAAACGAAGACATTATTGGCAAGTTGGCTCAAGGAACTAATTATTCTGGGGATACTAAGGGCATTCTTGGCACGAACATTGGTGCCCTAAAGGGTGTAACTAATTTTAATGCTCTTTATGATGCCAACGGAAATATAGTTGGAACCCAAGCGGTTAATGCAGCGGGAGATCCTGTTGGTGGGACAAGTGGTATTACAACTAATACTCTTGGTGGTGTTCAAAAAATGGGCAATGTATATTCAGATGCGGATGCAACGAACCTTTATGGTGGTGTGAATGAAGCTGTTGATGTAATGAACATGAGTCAAAGCAGCGAGGAAGGCCCGCCAGATGATGTAACATCTGTAGATGCAAATGGTTGTGTGATTGGTTCTGAGTTTTTTGATGGTCAGAAATGTTCGCCTATTGGATCTGGAACAGGAGATGCAACTGGCGGTGGCACTGGCGGAGGATTTACGCCTTATAACTATCAGCCTGGACAAGGAACCATGCTTAACCCAGACTTTTCTGATGTCTTTACTTCCAATGTTAACTTTACTGGCATTAATCCTAACGCAAGCAACATGAATTTTTTAAAACCACGCGTTAATCCGTATGGAAACTTTGCTGGTGGCGGAATAGTGGATATGATGAGGAACAATCGTTATAGATGAGCCTAGAAACAATACCCGAAGAAACTCTTCGTGAGATTCTTTCCTTAAAGCAGGCGCAAGTACGGCTCACTGTACGGGAAGAAGCCAAAGATAAGTTCATGCCGTTTGTTCATCATGTCTATGATGGCTTTATCGAGGGTCGTCATCACCGTGTAATTGCTGAAAAACTGGAGTTAATTGCTCAAGGTAAGCTAAAAAGGCTTATCGTTAACATGCCTCCGCGTCATTCCAAGTCAGAATTTGCGTCTTATCTTATGCCTGCGTGGTTCTTGGGCCGTAATCCGAAGTTAAAGATCATTCAGGCCACGCACAACACGGAGTTGGCGGTTAGATTTGGCCGAAAAGTACGTGATTTGTTAGAAGATCCCCAATATAAGGACGTTTTTCCTCATTCTGAGCTAAAAGCTGACAGTAAAGCGGCTGGAAGGTGGGAAACGGAGCAAGGTGGCGAGTATTTTGCGGCTGGTGTGGGTGCTGCGGTGACTGGTCGTGGTGCTGACCTCTTTATTATTGATGATCCGCACTCGGAA